ATCAAAAGCAGACCCCGCAACTGTTCTAAGTGGATCCGATTGATGGGGGTAGATTTTAGCCCCTCTGTGTTTTCAGTCGCGGCCGGCGCGCTTGCTGCGTTCGCGCCTCCCCCAGACCTAAAGCCCTCGGCTTGGGCCGAGACGTCTGTCGAGATTCCCCTTGGCAACGCTATTCCCGGTTTAATCTCATTCGACAACGCGCCCTACCAGCGCGAACCTCTTGACCTTACAGCCGATCCCGAGTGCCAACGGATCACCCTGAAATGGGGGGCCCAAGTCGGCAAGACGCAACTCGCGCTCTGCGCCCAGGCTTACAAGATCGTGCACGATCCGGTGTCGCAATTGATGATGCAGCCCTCTGAAGGTGATCTGCAAACGTGGCTGTCCACCAAATTCAATCCTTTGGTTGATGCAAACGAGGATATCGAGGACCGCATCGCCACGCCGCGCGCGCGCAAGGGCGTGAACAACACGCGGATGAAGTCTTACCCCGGTGGGTTCATCATGTTTGCTTGGTCTGGTTCTCCCAAGACGCAGCGCGGCCGGTCTGCCCCGTTCATCGTCTGTGATGAAACCGATGGCTACGATCGCACGGCTGAAGGTCATCCGGTGGGGTTGCTCTGGGAGCGCGCCAACACTTTCGGTGATCAACGCAAGCTGGTGGAAATTTCAACTCCCACCGTGCGAGGTATTTCGTGGATTGATCACGCCTACGAGCAGGGCGACCAGCGTCAGTTTCATGTCCCGTGCCCTCATTGCGGCGAGCTGCAGGTGCTCGATTGGGCAAACGTGAAGTGGGACAAGGACGCCGAGGCGCTTGAAACCGATGCACTGATGGCGCGCGCAGAGCCGTTCCCTAAAACGATTCCTATGGGTGTGGCAGTTCAAACGTGCGGTGTCGACATGCAGCAGGATCGCCTTGAAGTGGAGCGGGTTGGCTGGGGTCTTGGGGAAGAATCGTGGTCGTTGGACTATCAGGTTTTCTGGGGCGACCCCCTGAAGCCAGAGGTGTGGACGCATCTGTTTGAATATCTGGACCAGACTTTTGTGCACGAAAGTGGGGCCAAGATGAAAATAGGCGCCACTTGTGTGGACACTGGTGGCTCGGGTGGCCTCACTCAATCGGCTTATGAGCAGCTGCGCGGTAAACAGCGTGGCATGATTTTTGCCATCAAGGGCGCGTCGGGTTGGGACAAGCCAATTGCATCGGCTCCCAAAAAATCACGAATGGGCCGGCGCGGCCGACCCGTTTCGTTGTTCTCGATCGGTGTGAACGACGCGAAGTTGATTGTCTTGCGCCGCGCGCAATTAGAGGAAGGACCGGGGTCTTGTCATTATCCAAACGATCGCGACCCCGAATGGTTTAATCAGCTGACCGCCGAGCGTCTGGTTACTCGTTTTGTTCGGGGTTTCCCTATCCGTGAATGGAAGAAGACCCGCGAACGCAACGAGGCGCTGGATTGTCGCGTCTATGCCTACGCCGCACTTAAAATCCTAGCGCCCAACATCACCTTGCGTCTGTCGCGGCTGAAACCATCCAGCGATATTGAGGAGCTGCCTGCTGCGAATGCGGGGGAAACGCCAGAGGAACAAACCAAAAAGCCCCGCAAAAGTAGGGCCCAGCGGGTTCGCCGGATCAGTTTGATCATCAGCGCCGATCTGGGCGCAGTGGGTGACGGTCATGACGCCAAGTCACACGCGCGCAAAGTGTTGACCGCGATCGAGGCTGTGATTGAAGGCCGTGCCAGCAAAGACCAAGAATCTTACACGATCAATGGACGTTCACTCACCCGCACGTCGATCGCAGACCTTTTGACGTTGCGAGATAGATACAAAAAAGAGGCCGCGGCGGAAGCCAATGGGGGCAAGGGCGGCAAGCTGTTGCGTCGTAAAAGAACATCGTGGGGCACCGTGGCTTTTCACTTCAGGCGCAGTCGCGCGGATCCGATGGTTCGCTTGATCGGCTGGCCAATGAAGCGATCGAGGCGTGGTGGCGCGATTGGCAGAAGCCCATTAATTGTGACGTCACTGGCAAACGGTCTTTTCGTCGGATGTGTCAGGGCGCGATCAATTCGGCTGCGAAAGACGGGGAGTTCATGTTTCGCGAGGTGTTTGGCACCACCGCTGGGCCTATGGGCTATGCGTTGCAAATCATCGACCCGCAACGCTGCCCCGTCGATTACGATGTCGATGCCAATCGGGCGGGGACGTTCGTAAAGCAGGGGATCGAGTTCAATCGTTACGGCCGTCCGCTTGCCTTTTACTTCACTGCTGCGACTGATCATGGGTTTGGTTATTCCCATCAAGGTGCGCCGCTTGAGCGTGTGCCGGCCGATGAGGTGATCCATGGCTTTGTCGAGGACATCATCGGCCAGCGCCGCGGCCTCCCTTGGGCGTCTACATCGCTGTGGCGTCTTCACATGCTTGGAGGCTTTGAACGTGCAGCCTTGACCAGTGCGCGCACGGGTGCCTCGGTTGGCGGGTTCTTTCAATGGAAAGAGGGCTACGGCCCTGGTGAAGACGAAGACAATGACGATGAGGAACTCTACGTCGAAACTGATGGTGGCGTTTTTCAGGAGCTGCCTGAAGGCGCGGAAATGAAAGAGTTCAACAACCAGTATCCCACTGGTGAATTTGCTCCCTTTCACAAAGCCATGCTGCGCGGCGCCGGTGCCGGGATGGGCGTGTCGTATCCTTCCTTTGCCAATGACCTTGAGGGCGTGAATTTCAGTTCTATCCGTCAAGGTGTGCTCGATGAACGCGACCACTGGATGGATTTGCAGGAGTGGCTTGTCGAAACCTTGGGCTTGGGTTGATCCGACAAAGGACGTGAAGGCCGAAGTTGACGCCAAAAACAACTTGCTGACGTCTCCATCTGAAATCATTCGCCGGCGCGGAGAGGATCCAGACACCGTTTGGCGCAATTATGCGGCGGATATCAATGCCATGCGCGAGGCCGGTGTGCCGGATGATTTCATCATGGCCTCAGTTCTAGGCGTTGTGCCTGGCGCGGCCGCCCCAAATGCCCCGAAATCTACCCCGCCAGATGATGGCGATGCACCAGAAGACGATCCCGAGGAGGAAGAAGATGTCCAAGACGAAGTTTGAACGCCGCGCTATGCTCGGGTCGCTGATCGGCGCTGCGATGATCCGTTCTTTGACGGTAGAAGATATCAACGCCGGTGCGCCTGGTGGCAAATCTGGTCCATTGCACCGAGCTGCGTCTGTCGCCAGCTTCGATGTCGATGCGCGAACGGTCGAGGTGGCTTTCAGCTCTGAGACGCCGGTGGACCGCTGGTTTGGCACCGAAATCCTTGATCATTCCCCCGGTGCTATGAATGAATCGCGCCTTTCCGATGGAGCGGCCGTACTCTGGAACCACAACACAGACGTTCAAATCGGGGTTGTTGAAAGCGCATCTATCGATGGCGACCGTGTGGGACGCGCTGTCCTACGGTTCGGGACTTCCGTCCGGGCAGAGGAAATCTGGCAGGACGTTCAGTCCGGTGTCATTCGTCACATCTCTGTGGGCTATTTTCGGTCGTTCTGCGGGGGAAACGCCAGAGGATCAAACGCTCCATGGCAGTGATGCTGCAACTCATGAAATTGATTTAACTCCGTCTCAAACACAGGAATCGGGCAACATGGAACAAATTCTTCGCAATGCGAACGGCGACCTGGTTCGCGCAGAAGTGGACGAAGTCGGCAGCATCACTCGTGTGATTGAGGTGCTTGAACGGGCGGCTGAAACTCAAGGGATTGCAGCGGCCGCAGCGGCGGCCGAGCACACTCGCACAGTGCTTGCGCATGTTTCTGGTCAAACACCAGACACGCGCGCACTGGACGATGATGCCGGCACCATTGGCCTGACAAACAACGAAATCAGCCAGTTCTCTTTCCTTCGCGCTGTAAATGCGATGATGAACCCCGGCGACCGCAGTGCTCAAGCCGCAGCTGGTTTTGAATTTGAAGCCTCTCGCGCAGCCGAGCAGTCTTCTGGTCGCACCGCGCAAGGCATCATGGTGCCCGTCGATGTTTTGACCCGTGCCCTCAACACCAGTTCCGATGGCCTTGCGCCGGGTAACACTGGTGGCTTCTTTGTCGACACCACGCTGATGACGCAATCCTTCATCCAGCTTCTTCGTAACCGCTCGATCTTTCTTCAGATGGCGACCCCACTTGGTGGCCTTGTCGGTAACTATGACATTCCTGGTCAGGCGGCTTCAGGAAACGTGTTTTGGGTCGGTGAGGGCCTAGATGTTGGCGAAGGCGCCTTTGAGGGCCGCAACGTGTCGATGTCGCCCAAGACGATCGGTGTCTATGGTGAAGTGACGCGCCGCATGCGACAATCTGGGAACCTGGCAACACGGTGAACGGCACACGCGCTGAAATCACAAACCAGATCGACAATGCAGACGTTTTCTACGGCAACTATGCGGACGCCAATGTCGGCATGTGGGGTGGCCTCGACTTGCTGGTTGATCCTTACTCAAAGGGTCTGTCTGGCACCCGTCGCGTGATCATGCACCAGGACGTGGACATCTCGCTTAACCACGTCGAGAGCTTCTGCCTCGGTCGCAATTAATAGATCGCCGGCCTTCGGGCCGGCTTTCGCCTTTTCTTTTTTCTCACAGGAGTGCCTCCAATGGCTGCTAAACCTACCACCAAGCCGGATGTTTCAATCGTCCTTACCGCTGCTGTCGCGATTGATGGCGAAGTCCGTCGCCCGTCCAAGAAGCCGTTCATGGTTGCTGATGCCTTGGCTAAAAACCTTCTTCACCGTGGTCGTGCTGTTCTTGCTGTTGGGTCGGATGATGATGCCGGCGACGAAGAAAAACCGCTTGAAGAAATGAGTCTTGCCGAGCTGCGCGCAGAAGCCAAAGAGCTTGAAATCAAAGGCGTATCCAATATGGCCCCTGATGCTCTTATTAAGGCAATCAACGCCGCGCTTGGCGAGTAAAAATGCCTCATCCTGATTGGGAGGACCTCTCGGCCTTCTTCGATCCCGAAGAGTTTGCGACCACTGCGGTCATCAAACGCGGGGACGAGGTTGTAGTCGCAGAGGTCCTTGGCATTTTTGATGATCCCAACATCGTCGCCATGATTGGCGAATATGAGCACGATCACCAGCCGCCCACGTTTCTCTGCCCCGAGGTTGCGGTCGCGGCCGTTCACCGCAACGACACAATCGAAATCGAGGGTAAAACCTTTGATATCATGCACGAGCCTCGGCTTGATGGCACCGGTGTTGCCTCGCTGATGCTCCAAACTCCGACCCTGACCTACAATGCTGGCATTTGATTTTGACGCACGTCGCCTCGATGCGATCGCGGACGAATATGCCGCCACACCTAAACAGGTGTCTTTGGCTGATAGTCGCGCAAAGAAACGCACCGCATCAAATCTGCGCACTCTTGCCTCTCGTGGTCTAAAAACCGAGTTGGGCCTGCGCAATGCCACGGCCCTGCGTCGTCGCCTCAAGGAATACAAAGTCGGCCGCGGCGGCAGTTCAATCCGTCTGTGGTTTGGCGCCAATGATTTGCCGGTGTCTGCTTTCAAGGGCCGTCCGCAAAAGGTAACTGGTGGCATAAAATTCGGTGAAACCATGCTGTACGGTGCCTTTTTTGCGCGCCGCAATGGACGGCGGGGCGTTTATGAGCGGGTCAGTGATGCGCGGTATCCCATTCGTGAATCGCGCCTTCCGGTCGCTGACCGAATGATGATTTTCCTTGAGGACGAAGTATTTGTGGATATCGACAGCATTTATTTTAAGAATTTCTTGGCTGAAATTCGCGCGCGCACAATCTTAGGAGTTGGCTGATGGAACCGATCAAACTTGGTGAGGCTTTGGATGCGGTGGTGGCTGCGCTCACTGCAAAGTTCCCTGTTGTCCATTCTGTTGTTGCGGAGGATGAAAGTCAGACCGATCTGCGCTTGCCGGCTATCATCGTACAGATTTCAGAGATTGAACCCACGCCAGACGCTGATCAGCACGAGGGCCAGTTCCCATGTAATGTGCATTTTGAGGCTCGGATTATTCTGGGCCACCGGACGCCCAAAGTGCGCCGGCTCATCTGCGAGGGTTCGGCTGGGGTAGCGGCGTTCGTCCACAACAATCGGATGGGAGTTCCTTGGGGCGCGGGGGTGGTGCTGGCTTGTGAACCAGATGAATTTGCGCCGCAAGTGGACAAGTTTGACGTCTGGCGTGTTGAATGGGTTCATGCGGCCAATGTTGGACCGTTTTTGGCTCTGCCTGATGAATTTCAGCCTACGCAAGTGTTTCTATCGCGCGCGCCTGAGATTGGCGTTCCGCATGAATCCGATTACGTCGAGGTTTCTAAAAATGAGTGATCTGGCGCTATCCCAAGTGATGCAAGCGATCGAGCGCATGGTCATGATTGCGACCGTGGCTGAACGATCGGGCAAAATGGTTAAGGTGCGCTGGTCAGACGATGCCACCAGTGATTGGTTACCTTTGGCGCAGCTTGGGTCTGCAAATCAAAAGTTCTGGATTCCACAGGAGGCGGGCGATCAAGTTTTGGTGCTGTCTCCGGGTGGAGACACAAAGCGCGGGGTTGTTTATCCGGGCCCGTTTGCTGGCGCGGCCCCAGCTGGCAATTTTGATGGTACTTTTACAGGCGTCGGAGACGTTGTTGCCTCTGGGATTTCGCTGGTGAAGCACAAGCACGGTGGTGTTGATCGTGGCGGCGCTTTGACCGATCCTCCTGCTTAAAGGCGGGGGAAACGCCAGAGGATAGCGCATGGTTGCATCGGCAATGTGCGGGGATGCACGGTCTTAACGCCTTAACAGGGAGCCGACTGGAAGGGATCGACCACCTTCGTCAGTCAATCCGCGAAATCCTGACGACGCCTTTAGGCTCTCGGGTGATGCGTCGTGACTTTGGGTCTCGGCTTTTCTCTTTGATCGACCAGCCTCTTTCGTCCTCTCTAAAGCTGTCCATACTTGCGGCAACGGTCGAGGCTCTGATTACTTGGGAGCCGCGGATTGACGTTGAGGAGGTGCATCTTGCCTCATACACGCCCGGTGAGGTCCTCATTGATTTGGTGGGTACTTATTTGCCTGATGGTGTTGAAATCAAAATAGAGGGGATCCTAGTCAAATGACCGGATTCACTGATATTGATCTGGCAAAATTGCCCCATCCAACGATCATTGATCGCAAGGATTTTGAGACGATCTTGTCAGAGGTGCGCGCGTGGCTTTTGGCGCGGGATCCGCTGCTCGAATTTGTGCTCACGCTTGAAAGTGAGCCGATCAACAAAGTTCTTGAGGCATGGGCCTATCGTGAAACCCTTTTGCGCGCGGCGTTTGATGATGCCGGCCGCGGTAACATGCTGGCCTTTGCCACTGGTGCGCAGCTTGAACAC